TCATCTGCAAAAATTACAGGTTCTTATGAAATGACTGAACCGGCACATTCTGCGATCTTTAACAGACGAGTTGTTGGTGGAGAAATTATGATTGTTAACAAATATCTAATTAATGATTTTGAAAAAATTGGAATTTGGAGTGAAGACCTTAAAAACGAAATAATTATTAATGAAGGATCAATTCAAAACATTAACTTCAATAATTATTTAGATCCCGAGGATAAGAATTACAATAAGAAAGTTAAACGAATTGAACACCTTATTCCAAAATATAAAACTATTTGGGAGATTTCACAAAAACAACTTATCGATATGGCTTCAGATAGAGCACCATTTATTGATCAGTCTCAATCAATGAACATTTACATGTCAAATCCAACACTTTCAAAGATTACATCGTCACATTTTCATTCTTGGGAAAGTGGATTGAAAACACTTTGTTATTATGTTAGAACAAAGGCGATTTCTACGGGAGCCAAACATTTAGCGGTAGATATTTCAAAAAAAGAAATTAAACAAAAAAATGAAGTGCCTAAAGTTGAATATGTAAACTTACCACCAAAACCTGAAAATTCTGATTTTGAATGTTTTGGTTGTTCATCATAATCTTAAAGTCCGAGTAATCGGACTTTTTTGTTTTTAATCTATTTATTCAAAAAATAGCAACATTATATTTATTTAATATGGCAAACGGAATAACATATGGTATTAATTTTCCTTTAAGACAGAGTTTAAAAGGTCAATACCTATCTCTATCGGAAACACCAGATGAAGAAATCAGAACTGATTTGGTCCATCTGTTACTAACAAGGAAAGGATCAAGATACTATCTACCAAATTTTGGTACAAGATTGTATGAATATATTTTTGAACCTTTAGATGGGGATACCTTTTCAACACTGAGAAGTGAAATAGAAGAATCAATATCTACATTTATTCCTAATCTTACTATTCAAAATATAAGTATAGAACCATATGTTAATTCTGAACCATCTTTAGGTGAGTTAGTTGTTCCTGAACAAGACATTCCTGTTTATGCTATTCCTGGAGCAAATACTGAAGAGTACACAGCAAAAATAAAAATAGAATATGTTGACGAAAGCAGTGCTTTCGGAACAAGACAATTCGTTATCATCAATTTATAAACTATGGCAAATAGAAGAATTGCATATACTGACAGAGATTTTGAAGCGTTAAGACAAGACCTCATAGATTATACCCAACAGTATTATCCAGAATTAATACAAAATTTTAATGATGCGTCTGTATTTTCAGTACTGATGGATTTGAATGCTGCGATTGGTGACAATTTGCATTTTCATATAGATAGGAGTATACAAGAAACCGTTTTACAGTTTGCACAACAAAGATCTTCTATATTTAACATTGCTAGAACCTATGGACTAAAAGTACCTGGATTTAGACCTTCTGTTGCTTTGGTTGATATTTCGATAACTATACCTGCTTTAGGTGACTCTGAAGATGTAAGATATTTAGGTATATTAAGAGCCGGAGCCCAATTCAACGGTGGAGGAACGACATTTGAAACCGTATATGACATTGATTTCTCAACTCAATTTAACAGAGAAGGGTTTGTGAACAGAACAAAAATACCACAATTCAGTGATGATAATTCTGCACCATCAAGCTACATAATTACAAAACGAGAAATTGTTGTCAATGGTAGTACCCAAGTATTCAAAAAGGTAATTACCCCTGCAGAAGTAATACCTTTCTTTAGTTTTTTCTTACCTGAAAAAAATGTCTTAGGTGTGACATCGATAATACAAAAAGACGGTACTGATTACCAATCAACACCATCCTTCACTGAATTCCAAACTTCACCAAACAGATGGTATGAGGTTGATTCATTAGTAGAAAATACAGTATTTATCGAGGACCCAACTAAACCTGTTGATGACGCTGGCGTAAAAGTAGGAAGGTATTTAAAAACAGATAATCGATTCATTACTGAATACACCCCCGAGGGATTTTTAAGAATTCAATTTGGTAATGGGACTGTAACACCTGAAGAACAACTAAATCAATTTACTAAAACAGGTGTTCCACTAAAAATACAAAATTATCAAAATAACATAGGTTTAGGTTTAACAGTAAGACCAAATACTACTTTGTTTGTTCAATATAGGACAGGTGGTGGATTGGCTAGTAATGTTGGTGTTGGTGCGATCAATCAAGTTGCATTAGTTGATTTTGCAGTAAACGGACCCTCAGCGGTTGTCAATAACAATACCATACAATCGATTAGAGTTAATAATGTGACTGCGGCAATCGGAGGAGCAAACCAACCTTCAGTTAACGAGGTAAGAAATATGGTTACATATAACTTTGCGGCACAAAAAAGAGCGGTAACAATAAATGACTACAAGTCTCTAATTGATACAATGCCAGGACAATACGGTGCCCCAGCTAAAGTGTCGATATCAGAATTCAACAATAAAATTTTGGTGAAGATCCTTTCTTTCGACACACAAGGTGCTCTAACACAAACAGTCTCGAATAATCTTAAAACAAATTTGGCAACTTATCTATCGAAGTATAGAATGATTAACGATTATATTTCAATTGAAGTCGCTAAAGTTATAGATTTGGAATTTGAGTTCTTTGTTGTTTTAACCGCTGCAGGATCACAAAGTCAAGTCATCACACAAATAATTGATAATGTAACAACTTACATGGCACCATCTACAAGGGAGTTAGGTGAAAATGTTAATGTTTCAGAAATTAGACAAATCGTTCAAGGAATAGAAGGAGTTAATACATTATCTGAAATAAGAGTATATAATAGAGTTGGCGGTCAATACTCATCATCTGAAACATCACAAAGATATGTAGATGTTGCAACTAAACAAATTGAACTTATTGATGACACTATTTTTGCAGAGCCCGATCAAATTTACCAAGTAAGATTCCCAAATAAAGACATAAAAGTAAGGGTTAAAAATATAACAACAGTAGATTATAGTTAAGATTGTTTATTTTAACCCAAACCGTGTTACTTTTAAAATAGTCAAAAAGACTATTTATTTTTAAACGATATTATGTCCAAAAGTTATAGAATTAGAACAACGCCTGGAATCGATAAAAACATCCGAATTGACATCCAACAAGATTTTGACTTAATAGAAATCTTGTCGTTGAAATTAAAACAAGAAGATGTTTATACTCGTTTTTGTGCCGATTATGGTGTTGTAGTAGGTAGGGTAATTGCAAATGGCGGTTACGGAGTACCAAATGTACCAATATCTGTTTTTGTACCACTCACCACAGAAGATGAAACAGACCCTGTAATATCAACATTATACCCATATAAAACAATCACAGATAAAAATGACGAAGGTTATAGATATAACCTTTTACCTTATGTACAAGAGTACGGAGGACATACACCGACAGGTACTTTTCCTGATATTGAAGAAGTTTTAACAAGAAAAGAAGTATTAGAAGTATATGAAAAATACTACAAGTACACCGTAAGAACTAACGATAGTGGTGACTTTATGATAGTTGGAGTACCTTTAGGTATTCAGACGATCGTAATGGATTTAGACTTATCTAATATCGGATGTTTTTCCCAAAGACCTACAGATTTAGTTAGACAAGGTCTTGGTGTTAAATCACAATTTGCTGGCCCTAATTTTAGATCATCTGAAAATTTAGATTCATTACCACAAATAGTTAATCAAGCTAAAGATGTTGAAGTTGCCGCATTTTGGGGTGAAGAAAACATATGTAATGTTGGTATTACAAGAATTGACTTTGATTTAAGGGACTCAGGTATAGAGATAGTACCTCAATCAATTTTCATGGGATCTTTGTTTTCGACTAGTGAAGATGATGTTTTAAATGTGAATTGTAAACCAAAATTCGATTCAGGTAATCTTTGTGATTTAGTTACAGGTGCTGGGAAAATTTTAGCATTAAGACAAACAGTTTTTAACGACAGTCAAGGATTACCGGTTTTAGAAGAGTATAGATTTGAAGACGGAGGAAATGTCATTGATGATAATGGAACATGGTTAATTGAAGTGCCGATGAACTTTGATTTTGTAACTACAAATGAGTTCGGAGACCAGATTATATCGAATGACCCTACAATTGGTATACCAACCAAGGGCAAGTACAGATTCAGGATCCAATACCAAAATGAAGATGGGTTAGAAAATAATGCCATGAGAGCTGACTACTTAGTACCTAATATTAAAGAATACGGTTGGTCACTTACACAATCTGAAGCACCTCTTTCAGATACCCTTCAAAAACAATCATATGCCTTTAGTTTAGACTGGAATGATTATGGAGATACTGCAACAACTATCGGAAACCAAATGATTCAGGAGGCGATCAACTGTGAAGATAGATTCTTTGAAATGAACTTCAATCGAGTTTATACTGTTGCAAATTTTATTGATAGATGGAAATGGGGATATAATAGAGCAAGACATTTAGGAATAAAGGAAATAACAGATAGGGCATGTTCAACAACAACAAATAGATTTCCAGTGAATGATGGAGTTAGAAATTTTGATTTTATATTTTTCTTATTTAATTTGTTAATAACATTACTATCACCATTATTAGCTTCTATAATTGTTATTTTACATATTTTGGCGTTAATATATCCAATTATAGTAAAATTCATAAATTCTATAATAGATTTTATCAATGATGTTGTTTTTGCAATATGTAAGGCTATAAACTGGCTAACCAATGGGAATAAACCTGAAGGTGGGTGTAACAAGGCAGTTTTAGATAAACTTGAAGAAAACAATCCATTCAAAAGAATTTCATTACCCATGATGTCATATCCTGATTGTGAAGCTTGTAACTGTGAGGATGCGTCACTTAATACTACTACTAACTTTAATCCATTTCAGAATTTCCTTATTTCACAGGGCAATTATAGTCAACTAATAAATTCAAATTCAGTGTCTTCTTTTGAAGGTTTGGTTGTAAGTACTACCAGTACAGAAGGACAAAACAATGGATTAAGACAGGTTTTAGCTGGGTACCAATTTTTACCAGGTTCAACATTCAATAGTAATATAATGGACCAAAAGTTAACAAAACTTCCTATTTTGGAATGGCCAAACCAAGCCTCGAGTTATAAGTACTTAGGAAATGATGTTACATTATCACAGTCTTTGAACATGGCTAATTTAAGAATAAGGTACTTTGAGGGTGAAAATATAATAAGAACTACAGTATTTAATACACCACCAAATGGTTTAATTCCTCAGCCATCAACACCATTTACAGACTCAGTTCTCATGGTAGTTTGTGATGCGGGAACACTTCAAACATTATTACCTGGAGATTTAATTTCTTTCCATGACATATCAAAAATACAAGATCCTAACTTAACAGGGGCTACTTTGAATCAGTTCCAAACTAAAAGTATTACAGGTAGTACCAATCCCAACCAAGTGGCGCTTGTTAATAAAACTGTACAGTATGTGACAACAGGTGGAACCATACAGACTGCAACATTGAAGTTAAAAATTACTGAAGATGGAAAACCTTATAATTTTGTTGCAGGGAATGAGTACTTCCAAGTAATAACAGGAGGGACTGTCAGTCAATATTCTGGTCTTACAAATCAAAATAATGTCAACTCACTTTTAAACAAGTATCTTTTTGCTAAAACTCAGAGAGCCTATTATCATTCTGTCCCACAATTACCGCAAAACTCGAACCTCCAAACATTTATTTCAACCCCACTACAGGCGTACGACTTATTTGGTGATCAGGAGATTATATTTCTTTCAAGGGGAGTTGATCCTTATACTCAAAAACAAAACATAAAATATGACCTTTCTAAATTGTTTGGGTATAATTTTACACAAGGACCTATTGTTGAAGGCAGTTATTATTTGAATATTCCAATACAGTCAAATACAAATTTAAATTTACCATGGAGAAACGACTATAAAACACCGGAAACACATGAAACAACCACAAATAATAATAATAAGTTGTTTCACATACCATTCTCGTTTTCGGTACAACCTTCTGTTTTTTCGGCATTTACAAACAACATTTTAAAATATTACAATTCCACAGATAAATCACGATTTGGGTCACCTGCGTACTTTGGTGATACCTATGCTTTAAATCAATTTACACTACCTGCTGGGGTTTATTCTGACATTGCATGTAATGGGCCCGAACTTGGAAAGAGTACTATAGGTTTTCAGTTTGGATCCATTCAATCAACAACACAACTTTATACATGGACAAGACCTGTTGCAGATGGGTACGCTTTTTATTCTAACACAGACCCTTCGAACAATTATGCATATCAGACTTCTTGTTCGGGTATACCTATTGGTATACCATGTCAATTTGGTGTTGGTGCTTGTGAAAACTTTAGTACAGGTTATGGTGTCGTAACAACATCACCATTCTTAAATGTTGGTGATATTTTCTACACACAATATGTCGGACCAAATAGTCCCGGAAACATACCAATGGACGGTGTTTTCAACACAACTATAAATGATTTTCTGTGGGTTCCTATGAGGTACGACTATTATGATGCGACAACTGGACAATATACTTGGTTTGTACAGGCGGCAGTTAAATTAGACGCTAGTGGAATAATTTTAGATTATGAAGTTTGTTCAGGGGCATGGAACGGATCTTTAACTCCTCAACCTACATGTGCAACATCACCACAAGGTAATATTGAGGGTGGAACTTTGTTAGCGGGTTATGAACCTCAACAAGTCTCTATGCCAACACAACAACAAA